TGCATCTCTGCCTTTTTGTGATTTAGTATGTGATAATTTCATATTAAAACATATGTGGAGACATTCTTTCCACATCCTCTACTGCTTGATCATAACTGATCAAACCTACTGCGTTGAAAACACATCTAGGTTGACCAATGTTTCTACCTACTAACTCGTAGTGAAAAATCTTAATCTCAGAACAAGTATAGGCATTAATAAGTTTATCTTTAAAACCTTTACATAGTTCATAGTCATAGAATGAGAAATGATCCCATTCTCCGGCGTGTGATTTATACACGATTTTCCATTTTTCTTTATATTTCATACTTACTAATATATCGTATTTTAAGGAAAAGTAAAGGGAAAAATGGTAATATTTTATTACCTTAGGTGGTCAATAATGTCGCACCCCTTGACTAATTTTGATTAACGGTTATGGTACAAAATGAGTGGCCGCACCATAATGTATTTGAATAAGATTTGTTATTACCTGTCTGATTGAAATACATAGATGAACCATTACTTGTTCTACCATCTACATTTATATCAAGACTATTACTATCACCCACTTGATCTATGTCTATAATAAACCCGTCCATACTAACTATATCAAAATCTATATCGTTGTTTTCACCATCTTGTACAACATCAAAAGTACCACCATCTGTTTGATTGTCAATAGTTAAATCTAAATCATTTGCTGTTGCTGTTGATACTATTAGAATAAATGTCAGTAGAAATATCAGTAGTGAACTTTCTTTTAGAATTTTTCCTATCATACTTTGTTTTATCCTTTACTACTCTTTTTCTATATTTGGGTGTTCGTAAGTCTTTCGCTATTGGGTTCTGTTTCTTCATTTTTTTCTTTTGTTTTCTTTTTCATTGCATTGATATATGCTCTATAAACTGCAGCTTCAGCTGTCTTCCCCATAACTTTTGCTCTTTGTTCCATTGCAATTGCAGCTTGTATTTTATGTGCATGTGATTTACCTGAATTTTTAATCTTATTTACACTTGCTTTTGCTGTTGCAACATCTTTAAATCCAAGACCATGTATTGTACCCTTAGGGTTCTCGTCTGTGTATAAGTCACTATGCTTATCTGAACCAGCAGGTTGCCCTTTTTTTCTAGGTATTCTTGGATTCTTTTTCTCTATAAACTGTAAAAATGTTTTCATTGATATTGTTCTATATTAATCTCGTTTTCTCGCCCTTGTAATTGAAAGTCATACATTTCAAACTCCCCTTGTATAATATTTAGTATATATCCATACTCTTTATCTAATCTTAATTCAATATATGCACCAGAGGCATCTTCTCTTATGAAAACCCATTGCGGATCTTCATCTAATATAATAACACCTGTTTCAGGATTTTTACCTAAAAATATACCATCTACTGATTTTTGTTTGTCAAACTCATTTTCCATTTGTCTTGCAAGTTCTTCATTGATTTGTTTAAGTATGTCTGCAAGAAAATTTTGTTGTAAGAAATCTATATCTAAACCTGTCACATATAAGTTTTCTTCTTCTTCAAGATAATCTTGGTCCAAGTCATCAAACTGTAAGAAGTCAATGTCTAATGCATCTGAAACTTCTTTTAATTTTTTCTCATAATTTTCCTCGTCTATCTCTTTTGGTTTAGATATAATAAGCATGTTGTTTATCATATCTAATTCTAAATCTAATTTGACAGGTGGTGTTGGTGGATTTTCTGGCACATTTACTTGTGTTGCTTGAAATGCTTGATTAAGTATCACTTGACCTGCAGCACTTTCAACACTAATCTCACCCACAAAGCAATTACCTTTTATATCACAACTTGGTAATAATATAATTGTACTACCACCTAACTCATCTATTGTCATAGAAAAATCTGTACCTCTAACTCCTATTGTTGCTGTAGGTGTTGTGATTTTTATATCTTGTCTTGATGTTTTAGCAATTTGACCAGAGGCATATCTTACTGTTCCTATTGCAGCCTTTAATGATAGTTTACCTTTTTTTGTATTAGGGTCATATACAAATTCATCTATAATAAGTTTACTATGTTGTGTGACATCAACTCTGGTATCATCAACAAATAATATGCCAACTTTACCGTTGCCTGTTTTTACTGTATCGTATTGTTCTATTGGAAGTTCTTGTTCGATTGTGATATCTGTTTTATCACGATCTATTACACCGTTGCCCTCGATCTGGTCAACATTTCCTATGCTACCCCATAAAGAGGTAGCATAAAATAATATTAATATTATTATTGTCCACTTAGTCAGTTTGTGAAATATCAATGTCATGGTTATCACCAGATGTTGTCAAGTTAATTATATTATCATATACACCTGATTGTGTGATATCCACATCAGCGATAGAACCTGTATGACTGTGAACTAAGGTGTGTCCGTTAACATCACCATCACCATTTATGTCAATTAAATAATTATTTGTGTCACCGTTCACGGTTAGCGTTAATATAGCTGAAGTACCATCTATTGTTGCAGCAACTACGTTGCTATCACTTCCAGATGAACCTGTTATACTCACAGTCGCATTAGAAGCGTCTGCTGTTTCACCAATATCAATGTCTATGTCGTTGCTATTACCTGCCCATATAATTGAAGCAGTAGCACTAGCACAAGATGAATTGTTTCCTGTACTATCACAATTGAAATCAATATCGTTTGAATTACCAGTCGTACTAAATGTACCTGTGAATGTTGCACCGTTTACATCAAACTTTAAAACATTACTATTACCAACTTGATCAATGTCGATAGTAGTAGTAGCACCTGTGACTGTTGAAGCCGTTGTACTATTACCAACAGTATTGTTTTGTCCGTCTTGGGTAATGTCGAGGTCAAGCGTAGCACCTGATTGTGTCACATAGATATCATTCGCCATTACCGGTAAGGCAAACAACATCAGTATTGTGATTATTTTAGCGTACATTACTTTACTCCTCTAGTTTAAATGACCATAAGTCTTTTTCAATACCTTCATGTATCATATTAAAGATAGCATGTTCTATTGTAGTTCTTATGGCGTAGTTTACTGGCTCATTTGTTGCGACACCAGTTTCTATTTCAAGTGCTTTTGTACTCATGTCAAGGAACCTGAATACATCACCACCACTTGAATAACTTGCGATAGTCTTTGTTGCTGACGTAGTAAGTAATATCTCACCAGTCTGAACTGCAACAAGTCTTATCGAAACTGTCACTTGGTCTGTACGATATTGTTCACTTAATCCAATTCCAAAATATCTTGCACCTGCACCACCAGATGTAATATTTGTATCATATCCTACAATACCACCCTCTACTATAAGTCCTGCAAACTTTAGAGGTTTTAAAACATTTTTTGTATCACTTTCACCATCGTATAATTCTCTTGTTGATCTTATTAATTGTCTTTCTTTTACTAATGAATCTAAACCTTGTCTTTCTAAAACAATAAACCAAGGATCATTACCACCAACTGCTTTAAGACCATTGATGACCCATGCTTCAGGTCCTTGTGTCACAGCTGTAGATAATTGACTAAATTTTGTATTAGGTTTTCTTTGTCCTGTTCTATCAGGAAAATTATAAACTGCAATTGTAATCTGTGGTTGACCTAATTCAGGTATTAGGTTTAATCTTTTCATAGTATCAGTTTCCATTGTGTAAGGTGTTTCGCCTTGATAGAAACCTTCAGGTGGGGTAGTCGTAGCAGCACAACCCCCTAACATACACATTAATGCCATCATGATGGCGAACTGTGGTATTCCTAATTCCATTAAAATTTAAAGTCGCCTACTGGAACAGACATTGTTGTTGTCGAACCATCTGGTGATGTTATTGTTAGTGTGATTATCTCGGTTGATGTATCTTTAACCCAATAGATTGTAGAACCTTCTACTTCAGCTGTACCACTTGTCGGACAAGTGCCAGAACATTCTGTTCCAAACATATTATCAACTAACTGTTTTGATAAATTAGCATAAATTCTGCTTTCAACATTTTTGATAAATTTGTTAATAGTAGTATTATTCTCATCACGCTTAGCAGCTGCGTCAGCAGACTTTTGATCGTCTTTGAGTTTATTCTCTCTACTATATCTTAATTGTTCAAGCGATAGAACATGAGTAGAATATCCATTACCTGAAAAGGATGGATTACTAAATTCATGTACTATTTCACTTGCGATACTAGGTGTCGAAAGCACATAACATAAAAGACCCAGCATCAATGTTTTTGATGCTTTCATACAACTATTTATAAAATCCAGTCTATTATGGTTAAAAATCCAACAGTAAATATGCAAGTTAAAATCAATACACCAAGTACAATACCTGCTGTTTGTATGCTTTTAAGATATTCAATCTGATTCTCTACGCTTGTTATTTTTTTGTTCATTTTCTCTCATCTCCAATACGGTGTTAAGTTTTGATCTTAACCTTATAAGATCATTGTCAAGCATTCTAATTCTATCAATTAGAGCTATCGTAGTCATTTGTGCTTTGTCTAGCTTCTCAATAATTTCTGCTGTGACAAAATTGTAAATAAAGTAAATGAAATAACCCATTGCAACGGCAGCTAAAGTAGCGAACCCATACTGTTCCAATAATTGTACTATATCCATTTAATCTTTTCTGGCGTCTTCTTTTCCGTCTGCTCTAGATATTCTATCTAAATCAGGTCGTAAGTTTAAAGCACTACTAATTAATATGTCTAATTTAATCATATCGTGATTCATAGTTTTGATACGATTATCTAAAGCTGATATTAACATTGTGATTGTGCCTACTTGACTAACAACGCCTGCAAGAATATACTTTAAAATTATGTAAATGAAAAGACCCATTACAACTGCAGCTGCAACAGGTAAACCAAATTTCACTAAAATATCAAAAAATAATTCCATGCGACTATTTATAATAAAAGGAGGCGCCTAACCATGGGCGCCGGCGTGTGGATTAAGGCACAACCCTATCTGTTAGTGAACAGGAGAGAGATTAGTCGTTAACTAATTTGCTAAAGTAATTCATAGTATCGTCCTCATCATCACTAGGGGAGGTTTGAGATGGAGGTAGTTCATCTACTTTAGGCTCACTAACTTCCTCAACAGCACTTACAGGCGGGATGTCTATTTCATCTGCTGTTGTGGTTTTTCCTGTACCATAAACAACTTTTTCAAACTTGGCTTTCAAGTCGTCATATGATTTGAAGTTTGTGGTAGCAGAAAACTCTTTAAGTGGTAATTGTAGTTTCCACAATGATTCTATATCTTCGTCTGTTTCTTTTACTTTAGACGGACCCTCGAACTCTGATTTGTCATAGTTCCAATAACCATCTACTTTTCTGATTTTTAGTTTAAAGTTTGCACCTTCCCAAAAATCAAATGGGTTGATAGGTTTCTCATCAGCAAATTCAGGTTTCATTGCTTCAGTAATCTTATCAAAGATTTTTTTACCAAACTTATATAAGAATACTTTGCCTTCATTCTCTGGATGTGCAGGATCTGAAACTACAAGTACATTTGTGAAATAAGATAGTTTTCTTTTTCGTTTTCTAGCGATCTCTTTATCAGCCTCAGAACCAGTATTCCAAAGTTTACTGTTTTCTTCACTTACAGGATCTTTTTGACCTAGTGTTGTTAAACTATTCTCAATATACCAACCACCAGGACCTTGAAATGCATGAGACCAAACTCTTGCCCAAGGTAATTCTTCTCCTTCTACAGCAGGTAAAAAACGAATAACGGCATAACCATTACCAGTCTTATCTAGTTCTGGTTTCCAGAATCTATCATCACTTGATGAATTTTGATTTGTTTGGGGATTTGAAACTTTTTCTAATTCTTTGGTTAGTTTGTCGAAGTTTCCACGACTTTGTTTTAAATTTGCGAATGACATTGTATCTCCTTAGTATTCGTTGTATTTGTATTGTCTATTTTAGCGACATTACTATATATAAAAGTTTTCACTATTTGCTGTAAAATTTATCAAGCCCGCCGTGGGATTTATGGATTTACCCACAAGCTTCCAGGAAGAGTCCATCTCGGTTTAAAGATAGTCCCTACTTACAACTACCCTTGGTGTCTTCAGCCATTCGGCCATAACCCTCCAAGAATATGCCTTTTGCCCTCTTAAGCAATGTTCGGCCAGACGGATACA